TTAATTATTAGGTTTTATAAAGGGAGGAGCGATTTCTGCCTTTGAGAAACCAGTACCAGGCTTTAACGTTCCTTGAAATTTAAGGTCATTAAATTTCAATTCAACGATAGCACCGTCATATTGCCAATAGAATTGTCCGTCAGTCCCGACACACATTGTCAATGCTACCATACCTTTTGCAAGCGTTAGACTTGCCTTGGGATCAGTTTCCCCAGTCTTAAAGAAACGACCATAGAGGTCTATTTGGTTGCTGCCAATATTATTATAGATAACTAATTTGCAACCGATGAGAGCGAGTGCTTGCTGAATATCTTCGTCCGTACTGCCATAAGGAGGCAACACCCAACTGCGGTAATCTTTTGTTACTTCAATCTTCGTATCAGCGGTGCTTTCGTCGACCGTTACCGTTTCGGGTAATGAGTTAACATTGATAATGGTTGATAGATTAGGGATAATGGGGTATGCGTACTTCTTGTATCTTTTTATCCCAAGTCCTGTAACCTTATACGTCCTTAACTCAAGATAGTTGGTATAGTTATTCTCTGTAATAACCGTTACCGAGTTAAGCTGCATACCCGTTGTAATGCCGTTAAATACACCTTGGTCAGCATATACTGTGCCCTTAAAGATGCCTTCATCGGCATATACCTTGCCTTTGAAGTAGTATTGTTGGTGTACAGGGTCGATTGCTACTTTCAGTATGTTGTGGTCTAATGCGTACATACCCACGACTGTATTGCCCCCAATCTGCAATCCGTTAGACGACATCATGCACCCTGTGTAAGTGCCGTCAATCTCTTTTCGGCCAAAGAACGCGTTACCACTTGCTATGTAGTTGTCACCGCTCATGGTATAGCCATTGAAGGCTTTCAGCCAATCGGGCAAGGAGACTGCTTTCTTGTCCATTTCGTTTAAGCACCAATCCGAAGCGGTTTTGCCCACTTCGAGCTTTACTTGATTGATAGCGATGAAGTCACCGCTCGTGCCTATTGTTGCTCTGAATAGTAAGAGGGGGCTGGAGTAAGTGCCGTCCGTGCGGACGCGGAAGGTGTAAATGTGTCGCACCCATTCTGCGGTTAGCGGCCACGTGTGGCTCCCGCCAGTGTCGAAAGCCGTTTCTTTCACTCCGTCAGCCATTGGCATATCTGCGCTTGCATCAGACAAGACGCGTCCTCCATAATCATATACGTATGTGTTGATACTACCTGAGCCACGTGCGTAGAAAGAGAGCGTGTACCATTGTCCAGAAATGATTGTTGAGCCTAACGCTTGCGAATAAAAGTCAAACTCGCGTTCGCTGCTTCGCCATGCGCACAAAGAGTTGATGCCACAGAACGTCTCCATGTTAGAAGGTGTCGCCATGCGAATAAGCTGCGCATCGTTCTGAATGTAACCGTCAGCTGTTAATGCTGAGCCACCTTCGTATGGTCTTCCCAATGTGACCATAGAGATGTCTGCTTGTGCGCCACTTGTTAAACGTACCAACACGTATTTTGTACCACTAAGGCTTGACTTCGTGCAGAATGCGATGTAGTGACGTCTCCATGTTGAGGTCAATGCAAATTCGACACTTGCGTCACTTGGTGAGCCTTTCGCCTTTCCGTTAACGTAGATTGTTTGCTCGTTCGTGTCGGGATAACAATACACCGTGGCAGTACCAGAGCCACGCATTGTAATGCCTATAACGTACCACGTCTGAGGGCTGAGCAACTTTGTAACATCATATTGGAATATATTCGTCTGCGTTGAGACAGAAGCAGAGAGCATGTCCGTATCACCAACTGCTGCACCCTCGTTTAATGTGCCATTAATTGTAGCGAGCGATGAGCGGAAATTGAGCCACGTGCCAGCGTAGTTCTCTGCCCTTGGCGCAAAGTCGGTATGCACGAGTAGGTTGCTATGTAGGCTTATTCCGTCTGCTCCGTCATCACCTCGTAGCCCAATAGGGCCTTGCGGGCCAATAGGGCCTGGGTCGCCCTTAGCACCTGGGGTGCCATTAACACCGTCCTTCCCAACGAAACCAATCAACTCTGTAGTTTCAGTGCCGTCGGGATAAAATGTGCGTTTCCAAATGTACTTACCTTGCGCCACGGCCGTAGGGAACGTACTGCTCCAACCGCGTGCGGGTGCGCTCGTGCCATTATCACTAACGGCCCATTTGTAGGTCGTTTGGCTCTGTGGGCCCCATTTGATCGTAACATTGTTTCCTATCGTAACGTCACCTTTGCCGTTGTATTCGATAGCCCCTTGTCCGAGCGAAAACGAGCCGTCAGGGTTGAGGCTGTAGTGAGTGGTACGTCCGTCGGGTGAGAGAGAGATGATTTGTCCATTCTTCGCGTAAAGGCCAAAGCCGCCTGTGGGAAGGTAGCCACCAAGGCGACAAGCGAGACAACCGACAAAGCTCTTGGAGGTGATACCAGTGAGTAAGTCGATAGCAGGTTGCCCCGTGCCGTTGGCGTGAATGTAAATGGCGCTTTGGCGTGTGGGGTCGGTAGCGTTGCCGTATTGCACCAACTCGTCGCCTACTTCGGGGAGCACCATTAGCCCCGCAATGGTGGGGTTACTATTGTCGGCAAGGAGTAATGACGTGCCGTCGTCGGCCGTGATGAGGGCGGTACGGTCGTCTGTTACGAGTTGGGCTACTTGTGCGGTGACATCTTGCGCGTGGTCGTACGCGTTGACCTCGCCTGCCTGAGGTTCGACAATGGCGGCGTCGAACTCCGACCTATTAATGGCCAACACATTGTCGTGGCCGCCAGCTGTGCTGCCTATGAAGCTAACTCGGACCCAATAGCCGCGAGCGCCGCTCGATGTCCAACGTTGGCAGCGTATGAAGTCGTTCGCTTGGAAGCCTCCGTAGCCGTGTGTGTCGTCCCCCTCTAATACTAAGTAATAGTTCGTGGCGTCCCCATCTACGCTCTTCACGCGACCGCAGGCTTGACTGATGCCCAGTGCGCCACAAATGGCACGTATCTTTTCGATAACGAGTTCAAAGGCCGTGAGTCTGCCGCGAATGCGGAGGTTGTCCGCTTCCACGTAAGTTTGACCGTCATCGGCCGTTTGTGCTGCCCAGCCGCTCCCCGCGAAGCCATTGCTCGCGAAGTCGGGGCTTTGTGCTGAGGCTTCGAAGTTGGTAGCCTTGCGGAAGGTGACACTTCCCTCGGCCGTGTCGTCGTGTTGGCGGCTTAGGTAACGTTGATCAGCTGTGTCCCATTGCGTAAGGTCGTCGGCCGTGGCGGCATGAGAGGCTTCGGTGGCGTGGTCCGCATTGTCCGCATTCGTGGCGTGGTCGGCGTTGTCAGCATTCGTGGCGTGGTCGGCCGTGGCGGCGTGGTTGGCTGATGCAGCCTCATCGGCAAACCCTGCCTTCACCTTGGTACGGACGGTTTCGCCCGTGTCGGTGTCGGTACTATCCAGATAGAGGTAGCCGTCGGCAGGAGCAGCGTCCAACTGATTAAGCGTGTCGAGGTTGGCGTGTGTGTGCGTTTCGGCTGACGAAGTACCGCCGCTGATGTAAGCCCCACCGCCACTGCTGCTCGTGGCTGCGGCCTCAGCGTTATTGCCTTTGCGCGCTTTGCGTGGCGTGGCTGTAACGTATCGTGTTTTAACTTTATAGTCCATAGCCTTAGTTGTAGTTATTTAATGATTTCTTTGTTCCACTCTTCGGGTTCGAGCCTTACAAATTTAATATTACTCGTGCCGTCGTAGGCGCTGAGCACCTCACTTTTCATCATAAAGAGGTCCTCACTCGGCATCGCGCGGTCGGTGAAGAGCTGTAGCGGTGAGAGCGGAGTAATGGCCTCTCCCTCTAGCGTAGGTACGCGGTGTCCATACTGGCTAAAGAGCAGCCCTAACAAGTCGTACTCAATCAGCCAAGGCGCAGACGTGTTGGTGCGACGCAGGAAACATCGTTGAGGAATTCCAAATATAGAGTTGACGCTCAGTGACGACTTAGCTTTGTACGCCCCTCGTGCTGTTACCCCAATGTCGCTTCCATAAGAAGTGCCGCAAATGGTGTCAATCTTTATCTCATCCTTTGCGCTCGCGTTTATCCATGCGCTGTATTCAGCATCAGTCTTTCCCACCGCTTCGGTGATAAGGCCTTGTACGACCTCCAACTTTGGAAACTTGTAAAGCCACCACCTTTGCGCCCAATTCATACGTTGTCCCCGTTTAGAGGTTTGCGTGCTAATGCACACGTCGCGCAGTCCGTTAGGGTCGGGCAACGACTTGTCGAGTTGACACGTCTGAGGAGCGGTAATGGGGTAGTTTTTTTTCCCGTCAGTATCGTCGAAGATGATACACCCCGTATAAATGGTCAACTCTAAGTAACCTGCTTCATAAGGTAAGGGCATTATTTCGCCCTCCGTGGGGTATTGGTCGGCTGAAATAGGATATGCCGAGTTGAAGAAGTGCGTGCGGTTCTTTGACCACCCTTGAATGCCGCTCTCCTCCTTTATGCTATCACTCTTTGAATTGGCATAGTACAGAAGGTAGGAGGGAGCATGCGTGAAGTAATTCGTATCGTCGTATTCAACCGAAACCCAACGAGCAGTGTCCATAGAGCCAGCCTCACAGGCACGGTATTGCAAAATGGCCTTGCCATTGCCGTCAAACAAGACGAGCGAGAAAGGAACGTAGCAGTAAGCCTCACGCACCTTACACCAATTAAAGTTGTCCTTTTCGTTCGTATAGTCCTCTGCATCGGCAAAGGGGTTGAGGCGAGGGTCTATCATCATCTCCATGGTAAGGTGAATGTAAGAGGTCAGCACCGCGTCAGATATTTGCTTTTGGGCAGCAGGGCAGTAGACACGGGGGAAACGCATCAATACCTCGTTCGACGTTCCCGATAGGTCGTTGAAGGCGCGCGTTATAACGCCCCCACTCGCCTCTTGATAACGGTAGCCTTTTTCTCCCGATAGGGGCGATTGTTCTCCATTGAGCGTAAGGTTATTGCGCGGGTGACAATCCGTTAAGGCCAACCACGCAAGGCCCTCACACGCTTCACCCCCTTTGCCTGTCTTTACCATTTTGAAGTAATGCGCATCTGCGTTCTTTTGCGCAAGGCCAGTGGCGGCACTATCAGAGGCAGAATGGAAGAACTTGCTTATCTCATACACTTTGACCTTTCCGTCCACCTTGTTATACATACTGTCCACCTCTGTCAGTCGGTCTTGTTTTATGGTCACGCTGTTGTCGCTCAGCAGGTCGCCACCCGTGTAGGGCGAGAATTTCACGACGGCCGCTTGCGCCAACTTATCTACCGATAGCGTTTGCTCCGTAGCGTCCCATGTGATTTGCTCCACCTTAGGCGGGTCATTGCGCAGCGCATTTAGGTCGTACACCATGATCTTTCCCGCACGCTGCACGATACGCAAGGCAATCGGTTGCAGCACGCCGTCCAACACTTCATCAAGCGTTGAGGCTTCACCGTCCTCATCGTAGAAGTTGGCAGCATCAACGTAGACGTCTGTAAGGTAACTACCGCTCCAACGGTAATCATCGGTGTTCACCTCTAACGACGTAAGCACCTCTACTGGCACTGCGCTGAGGCCCACCTGTTCAAGGCAATAGTCTATGTAGTGGCGCACTGACTTAATGCCCCCCGCTTCGCCATACTTTAGGCGCTGCATGTGGCCGAAGTCAGTAAAGGTGAGTGTAACGGTGTAGTCCTTCTCCGATTGGTAAGGCTCTTCATACGTTTCGCAGTCGAGGCCACCCACCCAAAAGAGCGCATCGTCAAGGTAGACGTGCGCCATGACATTGCCTGGACTGATTTGGAAGAGGTCAGTAAACGTGCGGTCAGCAGGACTCACAATGTTGATCGTGAGCGTGGCACCACAAGTGGTTTCGTACTTCTCGCGCTCCTCCCATTCTAATTCAAGTGGCGTGTCGGCATCAAACGTGAGGCTACCAACGGAAGTGAAAGGCACATTGGCCGCTTGCCATATTTCGACCCTCCACGTTTGGCCCTTGCAGTTAACAAAACTGCCAGCGTATCTTTTGTAAAGCATGATGTTTTTTTTAATGTGCAAATGTGCGAATGTGCAAATGTGCAAATGATTGAATAATGTCTTAATTACTCAGCGTGCAAAGGCGACGCAGAGCGTATGTGCAAATGATTGAATGCATTTGTAAATGCGCGTACAAAGGCGACAATTTGCACATTTGCACATTCTCACATTTGCACATTAACTCTATGCTCTTGAAGTAATTTTGTTTCGTTTATCGGTAATGAGTTGCAAGTCGCGTCCGCTGATGCGTCCACTCACATTCACGTCGACGCGCTGCGCACCAAAGCTGTTGCGTAAGGCCGCGAGGTTGAGGCTCGGCACCATGCTCGAAGGCGTTGTGTACTGCGGAGCTGAGGCCAAAGGCGCTTGCACCATGCGCCATAGCTGCAACTGCTGACGACGGTTGATAATCATCTCGCCCGAGTTGACATTTGCCGTCAATCGGTCGCCCGAATAGCTGCCCCCTGGTATGATACCACCATGCGCGTAGCTGCCGCTCGTGGCCGACTTGATAGAGGCTATCATCGTCAGCAACGTAGCCAATCCTGTAGCGGCAAAGGCTATCCACCCGAAGGGCGTAAGCTTACTTGCATCTTTCGAAGCCTCAGCGTAACCCAACACCATGGTGGCAATAGCTTGTGCTATCGTACCCGCAATGTTGAGTACAGGCTCTTGCACCTGTGAACCTAATTGCGCGATGCTGCTGCCCAACTGCTGAATGCTCTGTGCGCCCTCGCGCATCTTGCCCGTACCCTTTTCAACGCTTGTCGTGTCAAAGTCTACGGTGATAGGCTTCAACTTCAGCGACGACAACACCTTGTTAATGTCGTCCACCTGCTTTTGTGCCTCCTCCTTACTGATGAGGCCAATGTCGTAGTCGTTCTTGACGCGTGAGGCCTTCGTCTGCGCATTGGCATACGACTTGCGCTTATCGCTTACTGAGCCAGTCTGCGTGTACTGCGGTTCTACCTCCGCTTCAATCGTAAGTCGGCCGTTCGTAGCCTCATTGATTTGTGCCTGTAGCGCGTCCACCTTCGTCATGGCTGCTACTTTAGCCTCCACGGTCACGGCATTGTCGAAGTCCGTTTGAGCCGCGCGTAGTTGGTCCTGCAAAGCCTCCAGCGTAGTTTTCACCTCTGGCGCGTCAGGCTTCTCAAGGCCCACCTTTACGGCCAACTCCTTGCGCTCTCCCTCCAGTCGTGTAGCCTCAGCCATAGCCTTCTTCGCAGCATCGAGGTTGTTAGTGCTTTGTGCCAGTTCCTTCTGCTTGCTAATCTCCTTGTCGTACCATTCAATGCTCTTCTCGTCGTAGGTGGGGGCGTTGTCGGTAGGGGTGTGGGTGGAGGTGTGAGAATGTCCTGTTCCGCCACTTGTGTTAGGTTTAGCCAAAGTAGGCTTCCCATTACCATAGCCGCCATTTGCCGCGATATGATTATAATTGCGCTTTTGCGAAGTGGTGAGCGAGCCGAATATAGCACTAACCACGTCCTCTTGTTCTTTAATCTCTTCGCCTTTTTTAGCTGCAAGTCCTGTAGCCATATTGTAGGCCGTCACTTTGTTAAGCGTGTTAGCCGTTTCTTTGTTAGCCGCTTGTTGGTTCTTCTGCGTGTCGCGCACAAAGTTAAAGTTAAGCGATCCATTTTGAGTTACGGCATCGGCAGGTGCTGCAGGGCGTTCAATATTTTGGCGTGCCAACGTTACGGGGTTGCGCAATTCGTTAGCTCCTTGCCCATTGTGCGTTCGTCTCAGTTCGGTGTCAATATCGTTAGCCTGCTTTTCATACTTTTGCTTCTCAATTCTAAGCTTAATAATGTTGGTGTAAACTTTCTTTACCTCGTCAAAGGCCGCCTCAGCCATAGCGAGGTCTTGCAGCTTTTGTATGTACTTTTCAACTGCGACCGCATTGCGTTCAAAGATTGTGCCGTCCTTTTGTATCTGTGCTTGATAGCCAGGCACGATGCTCTGTAGTTTCTTAATAGCTGCCATACGGTCTGCATATATGGCATTACTATCGTGAATAACTGCTGTTAGCGTACGTACTTTGCTAATCTCGTCGGCATAGTGTGTAGCAGCCTCTTCTTGTACGTTTTGAACCGCACTTTTGATTTTGTCGGCTTTGGTTGTAGCCTCAGCATTATCATTTAGAGCCTCAGTATTATCTTTCACTGACTTTGTTGAGCTATCAAAGTAGTTAACAAGTTTCTCTATGGCGAAGCCTAATGCCGCAATAGCTACACCTATAACAGTAGAAGCCATAAAGCCACGTACGGCCATTTTGGCTGTCGTAGAAGCAACGGCTACAGTGCGGAACGAAGCAGCTAACGAAATGTTCTGAGCGCGGCTCACTCTGACCGCTGCAGTGCATAAGTTAATGGACGCGCGCAACCCAATATACGCGATGCGCATTTGCTTTGCCATGAATGTAGCTAATTTAAAGCCTCCCATAGCTTTAACAAACCCGCCAATAGCTAAAATAGCGCCTCGAGCTGATGAGGCCAACACTACAAACGACGTTGCCATGCTCAAGGCTGGCTGCACTTGATTGGCTATTTCGCCCATTTTAACCTTTATGCCAGCCAACTTGTTTTGGAATTGCTTCATCGCACCTGCAGCCGTGTTGCCTAAAGCCGCGTTCATGTGGCCAACGTTGTTTGTTACCACTTCGGCCAACATGGCAGCGCGCTCTTGCTCCGTACCCATTTTAAGCACGCGCTCTTGTGCTTCGGTAAAGGTAATGCCCACGCGCTTTAAGGCCGAGGTTTGCCCTTGCATCACCTTGCCAAACAAATTGCCAATGTTTTGTGCATCTTGCTCCGTGGCATTCAGTCCTTTTTGTTGTGCAACGAGGTCGTTAATGGCTGGGATAAGCGTAACGAGCGCATCTCTTTGCGTTAAGAATGTAGCCACCTGTTGCGCTCCCGCCTTTTGCACACTGCCTCCCAAAATGCCCAATTGCGTTTGTGCCTTAATGGTAGCTTGCACGGCTGCAATGTCGGCCGAGGAGGCTTTCATGCGCTCTACCATTACCGTCTTCAACCTTTGGTTAGCTACCTCAACGTTTTGGTAACTACCAGCTAAAGAAGCTAAAGCCGTGTTTAGATCGCTAAAGGCATCTTTTACGTTGCCTAATAAGCTGAAAGCCTGATTAAGATTGAAAACCTCTTTTTGAAATTTTTCGGTTTCATTCTTAGCTCCTGCAATAACACCCTGTAGCTGTTTCGCCGTTGTCGCTGCACTGACCCAATGCTCTTTCCCGTCAATGGCGAGCCTAAGGTTGAATTTTATTTCTTTTGAAGCCATATATTTATTGAGTTTTACTTGGTTGGTAATCTATAAAGTATCATATTTGCAAAACCAAACTCTATTGCGATATGAAAAGCGAACAAACCCCGAAAGAGATTAAAATCGAATTTAGTTGCGAAGTGAAAGAAAAACCACTCTCTCCAAAGTTGCAAAAGCGAAAGAAGAGAGCAGATGCGGCTGAAACATTTTTTAGCCTCATCGTGGTAATACTTTTAATACTTATCCCTTATCTCGTTGTGTCCTCTAACGACGATTGGTCAGACGCACAGTACACGCTCTTTTTTATATTATTGGGCATGTTGTGCTTTTCTATCTGCGCGGTGCGTATATGCCATTTTATATATAAAAATCCTACGCTTAAGAAGGAAAGAGGAAACGACTTTTTCCCATCGGATTATTTCTTTTGAAACCATATATTATTGAGTTCTGAAAAGCGAACATCAATAGCACGTACCATTTGGCTTCCGCCTTATTATTAACTCTTCATTCTCTTCATCAAGCTAACAAGCCGCTCACGCGCCTCGTCTTTACCGACTGGTGGCACGTGGGCGGCTTGCGTTGTTTGAGTCTGGTCGTTGTCCCAAGGCAAGGGCAAGAGCGTGTCGGGGGTGAGGCGGTTCTTTACGTGTGGTTGAATGGTAATGGTGGCGAGCATACGCATACGTTCCCACCCGTCGTGCATGTCCATTTCGTGGCTTGTAGCGTAGCTATCGGCCACGGCCGTCCACTCCTCAGGCGTAAGCCCTTGCCAGTCGCGCAGCGTAAGCCCCACCGCCCCCAGTGCAAAGCCTAATTGCTCGGTGATGCAGAAGGGCTTTTTTTTTCGCCTTCGGTCGTGGCCTCAGCCTCAGCCGCCTCCGCTTGCATAGCGGCCGTCCATTGGTTTAGCTCGTCGGGACTGATGAGGTCGGCAAACTCCTCCAGCGTGAAGTTAAACTCAATGCCGTCAGCCGCTGACGCTGATGCTGTGCAGCAGTAGAGGAACGTAAGCAAGTCGGTGAGGTCGTTCGTCATCTCAGTAGCCTCGCGCCCTGTTTCGCGCTTAAAGCGCAAGAATGCCCCCATTGTCTGGCGACAGGGGAAACCCATAATCTTCATTTCGCGTCGTGCGGTGGCTATTGTGCTGCCTTTCTTTTGTGGTGTCATAGTGGTGAGTTCTTTTTATTCTATTGTTATTCCTTTATTTGTCGGTTGGCTATAATCAAGATGAGAGCCACGGCCAGAAGGGCCAGTGCGGCCCACACGTTCCACGTACGGCCGCGCGTGTGTAGGTCGGTGCTAAGCGTCTTGACGGTTGATTGTAGTTGCGTGTTGGCCGTTTGGAGTCGTTCGGCCTCAGCCTGATAGTACATGCAGAGCCGCTGCAGGCTATCGCAGCCGCCCTCGATGATGATAGAAGCGGGCCGTCCCTTCTCATCGCGCTTTAGGCTCGCCTTCAAGTGGGCGCGCCCACTCGCGGCCGTAAAGCTCGCCCCCTCTGGTAAGGAGAGGAGAGCGGAGTCGAGCCTCAGCTCAAGGCGTGTAGTATCAGCCCTTATCGGTTGCGTCCAAAGAGCGGTTGTCGTCCGCTCGTGCTGTGTCACGCTGTCTGTAGTCAGTACGTCTTGACTTTGCGCGACTTGTCGCGTTGCCTTCGTCGTCGAGCGACAACTCGTCACTAACAGGACAGTTGCTGCTATGAGGGCAACGCTGAATAGCTTGAATGGCACGTGTAAGGCGGTTGAGCGCATAACGTATGCGCTTATTCTCTTCGCCCAGTGCGTCCATTTTCTTTGTACTTCCATCTACTTTCTTTTGCGTTTCTAATAGTTCGCGGCTCACGTCTTCATACATGAGCTTATACGTATCGTGTACGCTTTTGGCCGTATCGGCCTTGCGTGCGCTGCGGTTGGCAAACCATGCTATGGCGGCACCAATGCCCCCCGAAGGTATTGCCCATTGGATTATTTGTAAGATAGTGTCCGCCATTCTTCCTTTCTTTCTTGTTGACGAGTTCACAGGTTGACAAGTAGACGAGTAAGTTAGCTTACAAGACAAACTTACCTGTTAACTCGTCAACTCGTGAACTTGTTAACTTGTCAACTTGTCAACGGGATAAGTTTACTCCAATCTCGTTGAGCCACTTCTTTACGTCGAACGAAGGGCAAGCCTTACTGGGGTTCAATTGATTGTGGCCAACGATACTAACCGTAGGGAAGCGGCGGTGGAAGTCCTTGACGTAGGCCTCGAGGGCGGTGCGTTGTGCAGCGGTGCGTGTGTCCTTCGGCCTCATCTGCTTATCGCAGCCACCCGCGTAGACGATGTGGCGCGATGTGGAGTTGTAGCCGCTTGCTCCGTTGGTCACCTCCCAAGGGTCGACTATCATGTCTTCATTATTCTTAACGAGCCGTTCTATGCGGCCGTCGAGGTGGACGAGGTCGGTATATCCTACCTGCTTCCAACCATGACCTCCTTTGCTCACGGGGTCGCAGTGCCAGTGGCGTATGTCGGCCGCTGTCACCTCGCGGCCCTCAGGAGTGGCGGTGCAGTGGATTACGAGACGTTTTAGTTGCATGATTGTTAATGTGCTAATGTGCTAATGCGTTAATGTGCTAATGCGTTAATGTGCCAATGTGGTGAATGTGCTAATGTGGGAATGTGGGAATGTGGTGAATGTGCTAATGTGCCAATGTGGGAATGTGCTAATGAGTGGCGCAGCCATTAGCATATTAACACATTAGCATATTAACACATTAACTACTACTCATGTGTTAATGTGCTAATGTGTTAATGAGTGGCGCAGCCATTAGCATATTAACACATTAGCATATTAGCACATTTATTTAGTCTGCGCTGCAGCAGCTGCTTCCATACCAGGGAACTTAGTAGGCATGCCCGCGTTTTCGAGGTTAACGCTATACGTAGCGTCGTCCTGTGCTGGAGCGTCCTCTTCGATAGAGGTGATCACAAACTTTCCTTCAAGGTAAGGAACTTGCGTACCTGCCTTGCCGTCGCCACGTGGGAAGCACTTCACGTCAACGGCCTTACCTACGCCCCAAGAAGCAGAAATCTCGGAGAAGCCGCTCTCCGTTTCGTCGTAGAAGCGGAGGCCGTCGGCACTAATTGTGATAGAAAGTCCTGTAACACTCTTGTCCTTCCAAAGTCCTGCGCCCGCGCCTTGCGTTGCTACAGGCTTCACGGCTCTCTCCTTTGTCTCAGAGTTGTACGTTACTTTGTGGCTTGAACAGTGACCCACGGCATTGCCGTCTATTGAGAGCAAGAGGTCACTACCATTGATATAACCAGTGTTTGCCATAATGTGTTATGAGTTTAATGAGTTATGAGTTTAATAAGTTATGAGTTTAATGAGTTTAAGGAGTTTAATGAGTTTAATAGGTTTAATGGGTTTAATGGGTTTAATGAGTTAGTACTTGCGCCATTTCTTAAGGCTTTTGCCCTTACAGGGCGCGACTACTCCAACGTGTGATACCCAGGGTGTCGCTTCGCTTGCCCTGGGCTATGTGCTACATTGGGCTTTCAGCCCGCCCTTGCTAAATCCGAAACTTATTAAACTCACTAAACTTATTAAACTCATTAAACTGAACTTACTTTTTCGCCGCCTTATCGACGTTGCGCTCGAAGTCAGTCCAAAGGCGCTGCTCGATGCCAGCTGCTTCGGTCTGTTCGGTCATGGCGAGGAACTTATACGGAGACATACGCCCCGTGCTATGGCCTGAGCGGCTATAGTCGCGCCACTTCTTCTGAGCGAAGCGGCCTTGGCGATATTGCGCGCTGCCCTTGCGACGGCCCACGTTGCGCTGTTTCGTACCTTCCTCGGCAAATAGAAGTACTGGCTTCTGCTTGCCCTGTCGGTTGGTATGTATGCCCTTCTTCGCTCCGTGAGGCTTAACGCTCACCATAAAGCCCGTGCCGTAGCGCTTGGGGTAGATGCGAGCGTAGACGCCCTTGTCCACCCCCGTCTTGGCCGAGAGGCCCGAAGTGCGTACCCTCGTCTGTGCGGCCTTTTTCAAGCGATTGGCCTCGCGCCTCATCGAAGCGGCAATGGCCTTGCGCTGCTCCTTAGGCGAGAGGCTGGCGTAAAGCTTTGCCAATTCGCGCTGAAAGGTCTGCAGTGCTTTCTCGTTGTCGTTATCCATTAGCAACGGAGTTTAAAGGAGAGCGACTGCAAGTAAGCATCGTCCGTCCACGACTCAGCGGCATCGACTAAGTAAGACGAGCGAACGGTCAATCCTGCCGAGGTGGTAATGCTCACGTTGTCAAGCGCTTCGCGTACGGCCTCAGCCAAAGCCACAGAGCCATTGTAAGTAGCAGCATAACAGTCCACAACGATCGTGGCCGTATCGGCACTTTTGGCATTTTTGGCAACGGCCGTTTCGAGGGCCTCGCGATGATAGCAGACGTAAGGAAGCACGGCCTCATCTGTCACGACGGGAAATACTTTCGTTACTTTCTTCTTCAATCTTTCGCTCAGCACCTCGTAGACGGCAGTGCCTGCGCTTAATACTGTTTTCATAAGCGGAGTATCGTCTTTAAGCATCACACGTTGACGCGCTGACAGAGGAGCGAAAGCATTCCCTTACTGCGGTTAGGCTCAATGGCCATAACGGTGTAGAGGTGTTCGCCCATGAGCTGCACGCGCCACCCCTCACCAATGGGGTGTACATCGCGTATGCGGAAGGTCACGGTGTAAGCGGCAAAGTGTTCGCCCACCTCTTCACTCCGATTGCCCGCCCACTTGACGCGCTCGGCCCATATCGTTCGGGTCGGGGCGTAAGTGGTTTGCTCTTCGCCGTATTCGTTCGTAGTCTGAACGGGGCGAAAGAGCTGTAAGTGATATCTCATTCCTCCCGCACGCATAGTCTTCTGTATTGTTTGATGATAGATGAAGCGCCCCACGGGATTTCACTGTACTGCTGCGGAGCATCGTTTTCGCGGTGGTCGTAAGCCGAGCCTCCTACCAACAGGATAGCTTGCACCAAGGGGGCGGGCAGTGACCCACCGCCCATTAGCTTTAGCTCATCGAGTGTGCGGTTTGTAGCGCGCACCACTGAAGCCTCAGCGGCATCAAGGCATTGCTGTAGGTAGTCGTCGTCGTCGCTAAAATCATCTGCGCGAACGTGTTTTTTAAATAGGGATAGGGCTACTTCTGACATAATATGAATGTGTGCTTAGTCTCTAAAGATTACTATTTCCATGACTTATCATTACAAACGTGGCTCTCTGTGCGCTCCGTTCCCCCTCACCGAGAAGTTGGAAACCCCTCACCGAGAAGTTGGAAACCCATCACCGAGAGGTAGAGAGCGCATCGCTGAGCGCGTCGCTACGACATTGCGTACTGTGCTTGCTCCTGCAGTTGCTTGTTGAGCGTGCTTGAGGGGAGGAAAGCGACGTGGAGCGAGCGAATGTTCTTCGCGCTAACGTCGTCTTTGCTTACCTCGCCCCCTTTTGAGCGCAATGTCGTGCGGAATGTGCCAAGTGAGCCAAGCTTTACCATACCGCCACTTTGTAGCTTTTCGGCAATGGCCTCCTCAAAGGCACAAAGGGCCGTGAGTACGTCGGCATGGGTAAAGGTGGTGGACTCGCTTATGCGCTCGCAAAGTTTGTCGCGCGTGATAGTGCCGCTATAGCTGATAGCGGGGAAGTAGCGCCACTTTTGGTCGCGTGAGTTCTTGATACTACGTGTTACTAATTTAATCATGATTGTAGAGCTTTATGGTTTTTTCTTCTTGTTGGCTTTATAGACATTCTTAAAATCGACGTTCTGGAGTAATAGCTTATTATTAATCCATGTCGAAGGCACGTAGCGCACGCGAGCTTTCTTGACGAGTTGAGAGCTTACATCGTCTTTGGTCTCAACGCCTACTGACTTCGCAGTAAGGCGATAAAGTTTTTGCGAGCGAGGGGTTTGTATAGATAGGTCATAGGAAATGTGTAAATGTGAGAATGTGCAAATGTGCAAATGATTGAATGATGTTTTATAATCAATGTGCTTAATGTGCAAATGCTGAGTTAATGTGCGAATGTGCGAATGGTCGCCTTTGTACACTGAGTAATTAAAACATTATTCAATCATTCGCACATTTGCACATTTGCACATTTGCACATTAGTAAGCGCTTACGCGCTTGCGACTTTGCCCAGTGCAAAGGCGTCGGGGCGGAGCGTAGTCGTGCCGTAGTTGACATTGAGTACGAAGTCAACGGCATCCTTGCGAGCCTGGCTATAGGGGTCGATGATAAACGAGATGTCGCCAAACATGCCCATAGGCTGGTAGCGCCAGTCGCCAAGGCCAACAAAGCCTTCACCAATGTAGTGAGTGCAGAAGACGGGGAGGCCCGCGATGTGGTCGTTCTCACATACCATGATGCCAGAGCCAGCGTCCTTAGGAGTGGCTTCGGCAATGGCCTTCTGCGCTTGTGTCATAACCCAACACAAGTTGCTACCGTCAACGCCAGAGGCCAACACGGCAGCCTTCATCTTGTTGAAGTCGGCAAAGGTAGGAGTAGCGCTCAGTGCGGTCGGTTTAGCAGCCTTCGCCACGAATGGGCCTACTAACGTAGTAGCCGCGGTAGCCTTGGTGGTAGAGAACAAGATCTTGTTCAGCAACATGGCTACTGACTGAGGCATTACTTTCTTCACGATCGTTTCGATGATGCCCTCCGTCTGGATAATCGTCTGACGCGTTACAGGAATGGCCACGCCAATGCGCTGAGGTGAAGCGGTGAGCTTAGAGAGTTTAATCTTCGTGTCGGTGAGCGCAACGCCCTCGCCTTGGATTTGTGCCTCAACGGCCTCGTAGGTGGGCCATACGTAGTCACCCGCCAAACCTGTAGGCATGGGGAGACCCACCTTGTCGAGGATTAAGCCCTCTACCAATGGGTCGAGAATGTCTTGTATTTTGAGCGTAATGATGCCGCCCGAAGTGGCGTCGCTCACTAACATGAGGTCGCCCATGAAGGCGATTTGCGTCTGTCGGCCAGCCTCCATGTTCTCACGCACCAATTTGTTGGCGTCAGCAATAAGGTTGGGGTTCTGCTGCGCTTGAGCGGCTTCAGCTTGCATACGCATACGGAGCAGTTCATTGTCACGCACGAGTGCTTCGTACTCTGCGCTCTCAGCCTGGGTGCGCTCGCGCTTTTCCGCCTCGCAGAGGTCGGCAATGGCCGAGATGCGAGCGCAGTTCTTTTGGTATTTGTCAACGATTTGACGTACCGTAAGTTTTTTGTTCATAATCGTAATGAATGAATTGTTATTAAATGGTTAATGCTTTAAAGTGATTGCTTTGCCGCGCTGCGCATGGCCTTTACTTGTTCCTCGACGCGGAGGGCGGCAGCGTTGTCTGGTTGAGGGGTGGGGGTCAATCCGCGCAGGTCGCGTGCGTTTACTTCCGTGTCGGGGTAAGCGGGCATGGGCGTGAGCGTAAAGTCGTAGATGCCACGAATAGCATGAATGGTGTAAAGCGTTTCAGCCTTTCCCGTCTCCTTGTTTTTGGTCGTCTCGCTCGTCACGTCGGGTTGGCGGTACGAACAAGAGAACATGAAGGAGCAGCCGTCGATGTCGCCACGTCGTACGAGTTCGAGCGCGCGGTCGCCGTCGTCGGTGTTGGGCGCATCGAAGGAGAAGTGGACGCCTCGCTCGTCGACGTCGTACTGTAGCGTACCCTCTCCGCGCTTGCTGCGTGCGAGCAGTGTGGCAAAGTCGTGGTTCATGGTCATCTTGATGTCGCAGCCGTCGAGTAGGTCCTTCGTTATGGCTTCGGGGGCTATCTGTTCGCGCACGACTTCGTCCTCGTCCTCCCACAGTGGGGCAGAGGGCGTGTTGAACAGAATGGCATATCCCTCAATGGTGCGGCTCTCGCCCTCGCCCTCGCTGCCTTGGCGGCTGCGCACGTGGACGGTGCCTGAGGAGTGGAATTGTAATTGCTTATTCATAAGGTGTAAATGTGGTAATGTGTAAATGTGGGAATGTGCTAATGTGGGAATGTGCTAATGTGTTAATGGGTGGCGCAGCCATTAGCATATTAATAATGTGCTAATGTGGGAATGTGCTAATGTGTTAATGAGTGGCGCAGCCATTAGCATATTAACACATTAGCATATTAACACATTAGCATATTAATAATGTGTGTTAGTTGTCGGTGGTTGAGTTAGCCCCCATTTCGTTCAGTCCCTTCAAGTTGGCGCTGACCAATGGGAGGTCGCCTCCCTCGACGGGTGGCATGTTCTCAGCACGTCGCCAGTCGTTGACGGTGTAGATACCTGCTGCTATCGTCTGCGTCTGATACTGCACGCGGCTTGCGAGGTCGCACGCATAGAGGCTGCGACGGTCGAACTCAAAGCGACGCTCACAACAGAGCGAAGGCTCGATGAGTTTGCGGTGGAGTTCGCTCTCTATCTTACGGAGTAGGGGGTTGAGCGTGTTGGAGAGAAAAGCTACGTTGGCCATTTCGGCACTCTTGTAATTGTTGCTCGTGTCGTCAAAGACGAATGAGGGGTGAACCCCGAAGAAGCGACAAAGCTCACGCACCGTAAACTTTCGGCTTTCGAGAAATTGCATGTCGGTGCTGGAGAGCGAGAGTTGGTTGAACTTTACTTGCCCTGGTAGGCTGACTATCTTGCGGCCTTCTGAAAATGATTGGTCGAGGTCGGTAGCCGTCTTGGCCAGTTCGTCGTCTTGATAGTCGCCAAATCCGCGCACGCTCGTGTCGTTGCCTACGATGCCGCGCACGTTGCCTCCATTGGCAAATCGGTTGAGCGTCTCATTATCGCCTGTAGCGGCTATCTGCGTAGTAAGGCGCGCAAAGGCCAAGGTGCTGATGCCTTGTTGTCCGTCGATGGTGAGGTTTTTGAGGTGTATCACTTCTTCCTCCGCGAATGTGCCGCTAAGGCGGTTGGTCATGTCCATCACCGTGTAGGTGCGATTAATGGTGTCGTGACTCACTGTGCCAGGTTGGCAAAGCACAAGGCGATCTACCTCAAGCGAGGGCGAGTACTGCGGCACGATGTAGGCATTACCCGTCAGCAACATCTGCTGCACGGCTTGCGCCCAGAAGTCGAACGCGGAGTAAAGCTCGTTGGGTTGCACGCTCAATAGGTAGTGGAGGCGCGACTGGCGGTCGTCGACGAAGATGCCGCCCTTTAGCTTCATATAACGGAGGGGCAAGTTGGCCACACTCTCTGAAAGTAAACGCACGCAGCGATAGACGGTGCTAACGGCCAAGGGATCAGCCGCTGCGGAGGTGAAAAGCGGCAAAGCCCCCGAGCGGACAGTCCTACCCTCTGGCGATGAGTTAACACCCTCGCTGCTGCGTTTTATCTTGAATAGTCTGCGTAATACGTTCATACCCTACGCGCAAAAGGTATGTAGGTGGTACCACCTTTTGGCGTTTTTTGGAGAAAAAAGTGAGGATTGGGGAAAATAATGTAACATTGTTGCTATATTTGCAGTGTTTAAAACAATGTTCATCGAAAGAAAGCGGTAAGACATTAATACTCAATTTCCAGATTTAGCAAGGGCGGGCTGAAAGCCCAATGTAGCACATAGCCCAGGGCAAGCGAAGCGACACCCTGGGTTA